TCGGCGGTGTGTGCCATGTCTCTCTCCATGAAAGCGCCGGGGCCGAAGCCCCGGCGTTGTGGTTAGATGCTGAAGAAGTTGCGCTGTGCGAACCAGCCGAGGTAGGTGCCGTTGCCGTACTGCTGCACCCAGCGAGTGAAGTCAAAGACTATGGTGAGCTTTTCTTGGCTGGGAACGAAGATAACAATGTAGGGGCAGTCGATGTCAGTGTTGTGCGCCTTGTTCAACTTGGCGACCTCACGGTCGGCTGCTTTCGTGGCAGCGGCCATGCTAGCATACAGCTTGCAAGCGTTCTTGGTTTCGGTGAAGCGGGCTTCGATGCGGTCTAAGATGTTCATGTTTAGGTTCTCCATTGTGTTGCGTTGTGCTATAACGAAGACATAGGAACGATATCAGAATGCGCAAGGGCAAACGGTAAAAAAAATCAAAACGGGGTGAAACAGTGCAACTAATACGCGAACTTGTGGTGCCGAAAAGGCGCAAAATGCTACCTATACGGGGTGTCTGTAAGTCATTGAAATCATTAAAGGTCCGAAAGTGGTCGTATTACACTGTTTTAGATGTAGTTTACGCGGTCGGGCATGGTCGGGGTTTGGTCGGCGCATAAGTGATTGAAATCATTACAGGTCGGATTTCGGTCGGGCTTAGGTCGGACCCAAACGGCCTGAAGTCGGGGTCATGGTCGGGTGGTCGCGTCCCTATAGGGGACGCTACCCCGACCGACCGACCGACGGACAAAAAAACAGCAAAGGGTTTTTCTAATGAGTGTGCCGAATAAGAAACCGCGTCAAAGGCGACGGGTCACAAAACCGGAGCTCGGGCCGGTGCGGAACTTGTCCGGGATGAATGAGCGCGCCTATACGAAAATCCGGGACGCGCTGTTGGAACACGACCGGGTCGTGACGGAATACGAAGCGCGATGGGGTATCGATAGATTGCCTGACCTTGTGTCACCAGAACTGCGCGAACGGTTTGAGGCGCAGTGCGATCTGTTGAACAAAGCAATCTGGCAAGGCGACGCTTCCGAGGTGGTGCGTCTTGTTCCGATATCATGCCGCGCTTATGCGGCGCTTGAAAAAGCGGCACGCGAAAACGGACACGCGGAACTTACCGGGGAAGCATGGGAAGCGCCCTTTCCTCATGGTGGTGTGCTATGTATTACGCGGAACATACATGAAGCGGCGAAGGTAGCGCGGGAACGGCCAGAAGCGGTCGTCTGGAGTGTTTGCGAGGTTGCGAACGTCATAGCGTCATATGAAACTGCAAACGCTGTTACGCGCGCCAAAATGGCTTTTCCGGGTGCGGTTGTGGAAAGTGTAGCGCCAACATTGAAAGAGTTAGATGATGAAATCCCATTCTGAGCCTGAAATCGAGATCAAGCGGCAATGGTCGGTAATACCAGTGCGGGCGCTGTTGGACCGCAAGTTGCACCAGTCACACTTCCGCGTGCTGGTGGCTTTGTGCGTATTTACGAACAGTCACGGCGTCTGTTGGCCGGGCGTTAAGACAATCGGTGCAATGCTTGGCGTTGATCCCGCTTCCGTGTCACGCGCTATCACAAAGCTAGTAAATGCGGGATATGTGCGGAAGTTGCGCCCGCAGGACTATCAGATGGAACACGCCAAGTTCGGGAAGATAAACCGCTATCAGGTTCTTTATCAGCCGGACATGCCCTTGCCATCGTGGGAAGAAGTGCAATCGTCGCAGCTACTGTCTCCGGCCTCAGACGCACCAGACGCGCACATGAATGATATAGGGGGTACGGGGGAACATGACGCCAATCAATCTCTCTCTCACTCTCTCGCACACGCCTATTCCCACGCAATCGAACGCGCCCTTGGCCAATCTCGCAGACCTGAGAATGAACTAGGCGCGGCTCGGATACTGGCAGCGCAGGGTGTGACGGTGGAACAAGTGATCGAAGCAACGGAAGCACAGGCGAGGGCATGCCTAGAACGGCGCGCTGGCGTTCCAGCCCTTGCTGACGTTGCCCGCGCAATAAATTAAGGTACGTTTGCCCTAGCGCATGGCCTAATGATAGGACCGGCCCGCAGAAAACCGACCATTGGGGGCCGGGGGGCCGCCGTTATCGTAGGGGGGTATCGCACAAAATTTTTGTAGAAAACGGAGAAAGACCTTGACCCAAGAGATCGTTTGCCCTGAATGTTGTGGCGATAAGTACATTGAGTACGACCATCCGGTCGCGGACTACACACACGGCGGCTACATCGACACGGTTATGCGCTTATGCGAAGCCTGTGATGGAAGTGGCGTCATAGACGAAACACAGGAGAACGAAGAGTGAATATCGGAGATATTGTTTACAGCGACAACGGGCGGCACTGGCGGCTCGTGCAGGACATGGGTGCGGGATTCTGGATGGCGCACGCCATGACGGACGAAGCTACCCACATTCGCGGCATTAGCCCGCCGCTGCATATCATCAGCGAAAAGCATGTGACGAAGGCTCCGGGCAATGAATAGCGCAGATGCCGGTTGCCCCTGCCGCTCATGCGTCCTGCGTCGTTCTACACGCCCGTCACGCCACGAGGCCGATCCCATCGTACAGGCGGTCACGGATCGCTTTCATGCGCGTTCCCGCGAGGGGATCAAGCATTACGGCGTGACGATGGCGGAGAACAACGCGCCGACGCGGCAGTGGATTCTGGACGCGCAGGAAGAACTGATGGATGCGATCCTGTATCTTGAGCGGCTGAAGGTGGATTTCGATGATTGAGGTTATATCGCTAGGTGCTGGCGTTCAAAGCACCGTTATGGCGCTGATGGCGGCGCGGGGCGAACTCACGCCGATGCCGGATTGCGCGATTTTCGCGGACACGCAATTTGAGCCAGCGGGCGTTTACGAACACTTGGACTGGTTGGAAACGCAGCTTTCGTTTCCAGTTCACCGCGTCACGGCGGGGGATATTCGCGCCGACCACGTTAATTCCGAGCGAAATGGAAAGCCGCGCAAATACTCGGCAATCCCGTTTTTCTCTGACTCTAGCGGCATGGGAATGAGGCAATGCACGGCTGACTATAAAATCTATCCGATAAGAAAAAAACTGCGGGAATTGCTGGGCCTGAAATACCGGCAGCGCGCCCCGAAAGGCGTGCAGGTTCGGCAGTGGATTGGCATTAGCACCGACGAAGCCATGAGGATGAAGCCCTCCCGTGACGCTTGGGTGGAGAACGTCTGGCCACTGATTGACGCGGGCATGTCGCGGCAGGACTGTCTGCGGTGGTTTGAGAAAAACTACCCCGGTCGGTCGCTGGCAAAGTCGGCATGTATTGGCTGTCCTTTTCATAATGACGCACTTTGGCGCGATATGAAGATGACCGACCCTGAGTCGTTCGCGCAGGCCGTGGAATTTGATGAGCAGATACGCAACGTAGGGACTAGTGATGGGCCGCAATATTTGCACCGCTCCTGCAAGCCGCTGGACGAAGTGGACTTCCGCAACTTGGAAGACATGGGGCAGCTCAATTTTTTCAACGAGGAGTGTGAGGGGATGTGTGGTGTCTGACAAACCCTTATCCGTTCGTGAAGCACGCGCCGCGCTAGAGGCGGCAGACGAGGACCGCCGACAAGCGGTCGTACAGGAACTTGAGGCGCTGTCGGGCAGCGAGATTACGGACGTGCTGTCGTGGGATGAGATGGGTCGCGTTCAGGTTAGGGCGTCGGATCAGCTATCTGCGCGCGCTCGTCGCGCAATCAAGAAGGTGAAGATCACGCCCGGCGAGGAGGGCAACACGATTGAGGTGGAGATGCACGACAAGCTATCTGCCTTGCGCCTGTTGGCGAAGCATCGTGGCTTGCTTGAGCCGAATAGTGATGACCGCCGTCCCAGCATGATCGGGATTAACGTGAAGGGTCCAGACACAACGACCTACCAAATAATTGATGAAGACACACAGGAGAAAGAATGATGGCCAAAACTTTCATGTGCCAACACTGCAAGAAGCCTTTGGTGACAACGCCGAAGCTGGTTGCTGTGGGCAATGCGTTCCACCCGGAGTGCTTTAACGAGTTGTATGAGTTGCAGCGCAAGAAGGATCGTACACGCGAGACGAAGCTGATTGATAAGGCAGACCGCGACCAGTATTGGGTGCGTTTTGAAGCGAAGCTGCGTTTCAAGGAGGAGCAAGCGAAGCGCAAGGCGAAGGCACTTGCCCGGCCACGCAAAACGGTTGAAGATGTGTGGGCAGAGAAATTGGCGGGCAGGCGGTTTGATGATGCCGTTCATGTGCCGCAGGAAGGGTTGCTCGTTCGTGGGCCAGCGTTTTAACGGTGAATACCCGTTTGTCAGGTTCTACGCAGAATACATTGAATGTGATTTCTGTGGAGAGCCGACACGCGGTCGCGTGTATGATGGTGAGCAAGAAGTGGTGTGCGGTTCGTGCAATCGCACATTGATTGAGGTTGTTATACCGGAGCATTACGATGCCTAGATCACAGCGTGCCACGGATCGTTCGCCGCGCCGTCGCCGCCAGAAGGGCGACGACGCGCTCACCGGGTTGAACTTGGACTTTTCGCAAAGTCCGACAACGTGGAATTTTCTGAACGACGACAGCTTTGTTCGTGGCTTGATGGGGCCGGTTGGTTCCGGCAAGACCTATGCGAGTCTGGCGGAAGTGATATTGCGCGCCGTGAAGCAACCGCCATCGCCGGTTGATAACATCCGCTACACGCGGTTCGCGGTTATTCGTAACAGCTATCCTGAGTTGCGGACCACGACGATCAAGACGTGGCAGGAGATATTCCCTGAGAACACTTGGGGCGAGATGCGTTGGTCGCCGCCGATCACGCATCACATCAAGCTGCCTGAGCGCGATGGTGCGCCGGGGCTGGACTGCGAAGTTATCTTTCTGGCGCTGGACCAGCCGCGTGACGTGCGGAAGCTGCTGTCGCTGGAACTGACGGGTGGCTTTGTTGACGAGGCGCGGGAGTTGCCGAAGGCGGTGGTCGATGGATTGACTTCGCGTGTCGGTCGTTACCCGACGAAGAAGCATGGTGGCTGTCCGTGGCGTGGCGTCTGGATGAGTACGAACCCGATGGATTCAGATCATTGGTGGCACGAGTTGGCAGAGAAGAACCCGATCCGTGGTCGCTATCCGTGGAAGTTCTACAAGCAGCCCGGTGGCGTGGTTGAGGCGACTAAGGAGCATGACGACGCGCTGTTTGGCGCTAACAAGTATTGGCGCTTGAACCCAAAGGCAGAGAACGTCAGCAACCTGCCGCCCGGTTATTACGAGCAGCAGTTGGCGGGCAAGACGCTGGACTGGATCGAGTGTTATGCTGGTGCGAAGTATGTGTATGTGCAGGACGGCAAGCCCGTGTGGCACGAATACAGCGACAGCCTGATGGCGGCTGATGTTGAGATTGAGGTCGGGTTGCCCGTACATATCGGGCTCGACTTTGGTCTGACGCCTGCGGCTGTGTTTGGACAGAAGATGCCGAATGGTCGTTGGCATGTCGTGCATGAGTTGGTAGCCTTTGATATGGGCCTAGAGAGATTCGCCCATCACCTGATGGCAGACATTTCGACGAAGTTCGATAAATGCGAGGTGTTCATCTGGGGCGACCCCGCAGGCGGTAAACGCGACGAAATCTTTGAAGTGACGGCGTTTGACCACCTGCGGACGCTTGGACTCAGGGCGCAGCCGACCAACTCAAACGACTTTATGGTGCGTCGTGAGGCTGGTGCGATGCCGATGAACAGGTTGATTGACGGTAAGCCGGGTTTGCTTGTGTCGAAAGATTGCAACCGCATCCGCAAGTCGCTTGCCGGGGGCTATCACTTCAAGCGCATGGCGATTGGTGCTGGGCATGAACGCTTCCGCGACGTGCCATCGAAGAACGATCACTCGCATGTCGGTGATGCGTATGGCTATCTGATGTTGGGTGGTGGCGAACATCGTCGCCTTACGCGGAACCCGAATGGCAAGCCGCTGTTTAAGCAGGCTCAAGCCAACATGGATTTCAATGTGTTTGCGTAAAAAAAAATAGGGCGTGTGCCGGAGAAAAACACACGCCCTAAGTACACAGGGAGAAACTTACACACAACGCACATTTTGTACCATGACGACAACACACACACAACATCTATGATAACGAACCACTCAAGCGTTTCGGTCGTGCCGTTTCATTGGGCGCATGTGCGAATGATGGACTTGCGCCCGTTTGAGCAGATGTATTTTCAGCAGTTCCCTGACTATGACATGCGCCTCAAAGCTATGGCGCAGCATGAACACAGCTACACCGCGCTTCTTCGTGGTGAAATAGCGTGTTGCTGGGGCGCAATGCCTATATGGGAGGGCGTTGCAGAGGCTTGGCTGTTGACTTCATATAAGGTTGAAACAAATCCTATAGCACTAACACGCGGTGCTATACGATACTTCAATACAATTTATAGCGATATGCAATTACATAGATTGCAGATAGTCGTTGATTGTAGAAATAATGTTGCAATTAGATGGGCGCGTGCGTTAAAGTTCGCGGAAGAAGGCGTCATGCGTGGCTACGGCCCGGATGGTGCAGACCATATTATGTTTGCGAGGACCGGATAATGGGTGGATTACTTAGCGGCCCGAAAATGCCAGCGCCCGCTCAGGTTGCGCCTGAGACGACCGCTGCGCAGGAGCGGCAAGAAGCGCGACTTGCTGAAGAAGAACGGCGGCAGAAGGCACAGCTTTCCTCTCAGCGGCGCGCCCGCCAGATCGGCGGTCAGCGCATGTTGCTTTCGCCGGAGCGTGAGGACGCACGGCTTGGTATTCAGACCACGCTTGGATCGGGAAGCGAGTAATGGGTGGCGTTGTGTCCAAGCCTAAAGCGCCCGCTCCTGTTGCACCGCCGCCTGCGCCGGAACCAGAACCCGCGCCGGTTAAGGCATCCGACGACGCGCGCCGTCGCGCTGCTGCCACACGCTCTCGCCGCGCCGGTCGCCCTTTGCTGGGGCCGGGTGGCGCGCAACGCGGCGACGAATTGCAGACTACTCTAGGAGCAGGCTAATGCCAAAAGTTGTAATGAAAAACGGTAAGACACGCACCTTCGCCTACACCAAGGCGGGCATGAACGCGGCGAAAGGGTACGCCAAGCAGTACGGTGGTCGCGTTGAGAACGTCAGCATGAAGACGACCATGAAGCGGAAGAAGAAAACCTATGCCGCTTAAGTCCGGTAAGTCTGACAAGGCGGTTGGTCAGAACATCAAGATGTTGATGAAAGAGGGCAAGCCGTTCAAGCAGGCTGTCGCGATTGCGATGCGTAAGTCTGGCAAGCCGAAGGGCAGGGCATGAGGAAGTTCAAGAAGGCTCCGAAAGACAAGAAAAGCGGAATACCGAAGAAGTATATTCGCGGTGCAAAGAATCCTGATGAGCGTCGCGGTGAGATCGCAAGGACGCGCCGTCTATACAAGCGTGGCTTGCTGACCGGCGCAATGATGGATCGAGTTTCGGAGCAACGTAAAAATGCCTGAGTTTTCTGGTATCAAAGGTGCAGATCGCTTTGACAAAGGCAAACTGATGAAGGTCTATCGTCGCGGCCTTGGGGCGTATTATTCATCCGGGTCGAGGCCCAAGGTTAGCGCGCACCAGTGGGCAATGGGCCGCGTCAAGTCTTTTGTTAGCGGCAAGGGTGGTGCGCGAAAGGCGGACGCAGATATTTTGAGGGGCAAGAAGTCTAGTGGTTAAGAAGGCGCACCAGAATCCGAAGGGCGGTCTGAACGAAGCTGGTCGCAAACACTTCGAGCGCAAGGAAGGCAGCAACCTGAAAGCGCCAGTCAAGTCTGGGACCAATCCGCGCCGCGTTTCTTTTGCCGCACGGTTTGCCGGGATGGAAGGTCCGATGAAGGACAAGAAGGGTGAGCCTACGCGCCTTGCGCTTGCGTTGCGGGCTTGGGGCTTTGGGTCAAAAGAAGCCGCTGCAAACTTTGCCGCGCGTCATAAAAAGAGTTAGCCATGCTTACTGTTGAACAGATTATGAAGCGCCACGACCTTGCGCAGCGTCGCAAGGATAACTGGCGGCAGATTTACGAAGACTGCTACGAGTTCGCTCTGCCGCAGCGCAACTTGTATGACGGCTACTACGAAAGTGGCGGGTCGCCGGGCCAGAACAAGATGGCGCGTGTGTTTGACTCGACCGCGATTAGTTCGACTCAGCGTTTTGCAAACCGCATCCAAGCTGGCTTGTTTCCGCCGTATGGCCGCTGGTGTCGCCTTGAACCCGGCCCCGACATTCCCCCGGATCGCCAGCTTGAAGCGCAGGCCGCGCTGGATATGTATTCCGAAAAGATGTTCTCGCTTCTGCGCCAGTCTAACTTTGATCTGGCGATGGGCGAGTTCCTTATGGACCTCGCTGTTGGTACGGCGGTCATGCTGGTACAGCCCGGCGACGACATGACGCCGATCCGCTTTACGTCTGTCCCGCAATACCTTGTGGCGATTGAGGAAGGCGCGCACGGCAAGGTTGATAACGTGTATCGCCGTATGCGACTAAAGGCTGAAGCAATTTCGCAACACTGGCAGGATGCAGAAATTCCTGATCGCCTTGCGCGTATGATTGAGGAAAAGCCGACTGATGAGATCGAGTTGGTGGAAGCCACGATTTATGACACGCAGCGTGGCGATTACGACTATCATGTGATCTGGCCGGAAGGTAAGTCTCAGCTTGTTCAGCGCAAGATGCAGTCGTCGCCTTGGATCGTGGCGCGTTACATGAAAGTGGCTGGCGAAGTTTATGGCCGAGGCCCGCTGGTAACAGCGATCCCCGACATCAAGACACTCAACAAGACGCTTGAGTTGCTGCTGAAGAACGCATCGCTGTCGATTGCTGGCGTTTACACCGCCGCTGACGACGGCGTTCTCAATCCGCAGACTATCCGCATCGTGCCGGGTGCGATCATCCCGGTCGCGCGCAATGGCGGGCCGCAGGGCGAAAGCCTGCGTATGCTGCCGCGCTCTGGTGACTTCAACGTGTCACAGATCGTCATTAACGATCTTCGCATGAACATCAAGAAGATCATGCTCGACGACACGCTGCCCCCGGACAATATGTCGGCGCGTTCCGCGACTGAGATTGCGGAGCGCATGAAGGAACTCGCGCAGAACCTTGGCTCTGCGTTTGGTCGCCTGATTACAGAAACAATGGTGCCGCTGATCGGTCGCATCCTGTATGTGATGGATGAGCGCGGCATGATTGAGATGCCGCTTCGTGTGAACGGGCTTGAGGTTAAGGTGACACCTGTGTCTCCGATTGCTCAGGCGCAGAACATGGGCGACATTGAGAAGATTACGCAGTGGGTTCAACTATCTTCCGCGCTTGGGCCGGAAGGTCAGATGGCTCCGCGTATGGGTGCAATTTCTGATTACGTTGCAGATAAGCTGGGCGTACCGGCTGAACTGCGTACTTCACCGCAAGAGCGTGAGCAGATGATGCAGCAGGCCGCACAGGCCGCACAGATGATGGCGCAGCAGCAGGGAATGGCCCCTGCTGAAGGCGAAGCGGAAGCAATACCAGAAGGTATGTAATGACCATTACTGAAGGCTGGGATGGACTGCGACAGGTTGAGCCGCAGTTCCGAGTCGATAATCAGCAGAACAACGACGACATTGATCGTCTTTACCTTAGAGTTTTCGGCAGTGACGATGGGCAAGAATTGTTGGCTCATCTACGCGCACTGACGATTGAGCAGCCCACATGGTATCCGGGCGAAGAAGCGTCCCACGGCTATGCCCGTGAAGGACAAAACTCACTTGTCCGCGAAATAGAGCGGCGTATGAAAAGGGCATCTGAACTATGAGCGAAACTGACGGACTGCTGGCCGAAGCCTCTGCGGAGAGCGACGACAACCAGCAGGAAGAACAGGAAACAATCTCCCATGTTGAGCCAACACCGTCTTCGGAACCTAATACGGTTGATGAAGTTACGGTTGCAGCCGAAGATGAGGAGACAGAGTTTGTTCGGCCAGAATGGTATCCTGAGAAATTTTGGAACGAAGACGAGGGTCCAGACCTCGAAAACCTCGTCAAATCCTACAGCGAACTCCAAAAAAAGTTTTCTCAAGGAAAACACAAAGCCCCCGAGGCATATGATGAATCGGTTTTTGCGGAAGCTAATGTTCCCGAAGACGACGAACTCTATGTGACGTACAAGGACTGGGCCAAGGAAAACGGTATCAGCCAAGAGGCTTTTGACCAGTTGGCACAGAAGTTCATTGAAAGTGCCGGTAACGAAGCCCAGCAGGCACAACTCTCTTATCAGGACGAGTACAAGAAGCTGGGGCCAAACGCCGATGCGGCGATCAAGTCCATGACTGATTGGGCGCAAGGTCTTGTTCGCAAAGGAGTTTGGGGCGAGAATGATTTTGAGGAGTTCAAGATCATGGGCGGAACGGCAGATGGTCTGCGTGCTTTGCAGAAGATTCGCTCGTATTACGGCGACCAGACTGTGCCGGTCGATGTGTCTACTGTTGAGGACGGGCCTTCAAAAGAAGAACTTATGGCAATGGTTGGGCGGCCTGAATACACCAGCGACCCGGCTTATCGTGCCAAGGTTGAGAAGATGTTTGAGAAGATGTATGGCGACGACCCGTACAGTCCAATGTAAGTACACATAAATTGAGTGGAATAAACGGGGTCTTTACCCCGTTTATTTTTTGCCATATATTCACAAGCGTGGATAACCGCAAGGCCCGCAAGAACCGCCGTGGGAGGGGCGCAAAACATCCAAGCTGGCAGCCCGGTCACGGATACCTGCAAGGCGCTTTACTTTGAACCCTTAACGAAAGGAACCGAGAAATGGCTGTTGGCATTTCCAATGCCTTCGTTCAGTTGTTCGATGCCGAGGTGAAGCAGGCTTATCAGGCTTCCCGTGCGCTTGCAGGCGTGACGCGCGAACGAGCGAATGTTGAAGGCAATCAGGTGAAGTTTCCGAAAATCGGGAAAGGCACCGCTACCGTCCGCGTTCCGCAGACGGACGTAACCCCGTTGAACGTGTCCTACTCTCAGGTCACGGCTTCGATGTCCGATTATATTGCTGCTGAATACAGCGATATTTTCCATCAGGCGAAAGTGAACTTCGATGAGCGCCGTGAACTGGTGCAGGTCGTTGGTAACGCTATCGGTCGCCGGATGGATCAGCTTGTCATTGACGCGCTGAACGCGGCTTCGTCGGCCTCGACTGTTGCCACCAGTGTTGGTGGTTCAGGCACGAACATGAACCTCGCCAAGCTGCTTGCTGCCAAAAAGGCTCTGGACGCGAAAAACGTTCCGGCTGAAGGTCGCTGCATGATTATTCATGCTAACGGTCTGGCTGCTCTGCTTGACGAAACTGAACTCACCAGCAGCGACTTCGCCACGGTTAAGGCGCTGTCGATGGGTGAGATCGACACGTTCCTTGGCTTCAAGTTCATCATGCTTGGTGATCGTGACGAAGGCGGTCTGCCGCTTCCGTCCACTCGCACCAACTTCGCGTTCCATCATGACGCGATTGGTCTGGGCATCAGCATGAACCAGAAGTCTGAAATCAACTATGTGCCTGAGAAGACATCCTTCCTCGTCTCTTCGATGTTCTCCGCTGGAGCCATCGCGATTGATGATGAAGGTATCGTCAAGATCAGCAGCACCGAGTAGGAGGGCTAGATAATGGCTTTTGATTCCGCTGGACTCGGCGTTGTTGCGGCTTCTAAGAAGGGTAATGCTCCCAGCATTTACACCTATCAGACTGCCGACACGATTGCTGACGTAAATACCGCAGGTTATTTCAATGACGTTTCGGACACCCTCGCGGTGGGCGATCTGATCTATTGCGTAACCTCAACCGGGGGCACCCGCGTTAGCACGCTCACTCAGGTTCTGTCGAACGCGAGTGGCGTTGTTGACGTTGCTGACGGTACGACGCTTGCCGCCACTGATGGCGACTAATAGGATCGGGGCGGGCTTCGGCCCGCCCCATTTCTAGCGAGGTAGATCATGGCTTCTGGTGACACTAAACTTTCGATTTGTTCCGATGCCATGCTTATGCTTGGCGCTGCATCTATCTCGTCCTTCACAGAAGGCACAGACGAAGCGCAGATTGCGGATCGCTTGTACGACGACATCCGCGACACACTGCTTATGCAGTACCCTTATTCATGGTCGATCAAGAAGGTCAAGCTGGCGCAGCTTATCGATGATCCCATTAACGAGTGGAAGTATCGCTACGCGTTGCCGGGCGACATTCTTGGCAACCCGAAGGCGGTCTTTATCAACAGCGCAGTAGGCGGTACACCTGCAAACGACTTTGAGATTTACGGCACGGCTCTTTACGCTAATTACGAGCAGGTCTGGATTGACTACCAGTATCGCCCTGAGCCTGCCTTCTTTCCTCCATACTTTGTGAACCTGCTCAAGCACGCGCTTGCGGCTGCGTTTGCTGAGCCAATCACAGACCAAATCCAGAAGGGCGATTACTACCATCGCCTTGCTTATGGTTCGCCAAGCGAGAACATGCGTGGCGGCTTGTCGCGCGTGTCGATGAACATTGACGGCGTAGATCGCCCGCCGCAAAACATCATGGACTTCCCGCTGACTGAGGTTCGTGGATGAGCCGTGTCATTCGCATCCAGAATGATTTTACTTCCGGCGAACTCGACCCCCGTCTTCGCGCACGCACAGACCTTGCCCAATATCAGGCGGGTCTGACAACCGCGCGTAACGTCTCCATTCAACCGCAGGGCGGCGCTATCCGCCGTCCCGGCACCAAATATATTGCAACATTAGACGCTGGCGCAGCAAACGCTGTTCGCATGGTGCCGTTTGAGTTTAGTGTGTCCGACAGTTACATGCTGGTATTTACGCCGGGCAAGATGTACGTCTTCAAGGACGGCGCGCAGATCACGAACATTAACGGCAGCGGCAATAACTACGCCACGGTGGCGTCGCTAACGGCTGCGATCCTGCCGGAAATGAACTGGGTGCAGTCAGCGGACACGCTGATTATTGTCCACGAAGACCTTGAGCCTTTGCGTCTTGTGCGCGGTGCGACGGATGCGACATGGACTGTAGACGCCGTGCCGTTTTCAAGGATTCCTGAGTACGCTTTCACTTTAAGCGTTCACAACCCGACCTATACGATTACGCCGTCAGCCGCCAGCGGTAACATTACAATCACCGCGTCGTCGGTAACGACCGACAACGGAACCGCGCAAGCCGGAACGTCTACTACAATTACCCTTAAATCATCCAGCAGCTTTACGTCTGACGATCAGCCCAACGGCATGATGGTTGAGATTACGTCTGGTACTGGGTCGGGCCAGACGCGCCATGTTGAAGACTATGTAGCGTCAACAAAAGTGGTGACGGTTGATCCGGCGTGGATTACTGCGCCTGATAATACGTCTAACTATGAGGTTAAGGCTTTCAAGCAAGCCGCCGTTGGCGAATACATCAATGCCCTTGATGGTTTTGGTCGCGCTCGTATTACGGAATATGTGAGCGATACCAGCGTTAAGGCTTACGTCGAGATTCCGTTCTTTGACAATAGCGCGATCACTAGTGGCAACTGGGAAATAGAACACGGACATGAAGACGCTTGGTCTGCAACTCGCGGCTATCCACGCAGCGCCGTGTTCCACGAGGGGCGACTGTTCTTCGGCGGCACCAAATCCTTGCCGCAAACCTTGTTTGGGTCGCGCGTCAGCGACTTCTTTAACTTTGATCCCGGCGAACAGCTAGACGACAGTGCCGTTCAAGCAACACTAGATACCAACACGTTCAACGCTATCGTTGACATCTACTCTGGGCGTCATCTGCAAATTTTCACAACTGGCGGCGAGTTTTATGTGCCGCAGTCTCTTGATGATCCGATCACGCCCGCGAACCTGATTGTCAAGCAGCAGTCCGCTTATGGCATTAGGCCGGGCATCCGCTTGCAAAACATTGACGGTGCAACGCTGTTCATTCAGCGTCAAGGCAAGGCGTTACAAGATTTTGTTTTTACTGATGTGCAAAGCGCATACTCGTCTGCCAAAGTTTCGCTGCTTTCTTCGCATCTGCTGAAATCGCCAAGCGAAATGGCAACACGCGTATCGACCAGCACAGACGAGGGCGACCGCCTTTTAATCGTGAACGACGATGATGGTTCTATCATTTGTTACACATTGTTGCGCGTTCAGAACGTCATTGCGCCGTCTGAGTGGACCACTGATGGGGACTTCTTAAATGTCGGTGTGGACGTTGATTCTATATATACTGTGGTCAAGCGTACTGTTAATGGCGCTGACATTTATCTTGTGGAGTTGTTTGATGATGCAATCTATCTGGATTCTGCCAAGTCTGGCGGCGCAGCGTCTTCGGTCACTATGGACCACCTTCAAGGCGAAACCGTGCAGGTCATTCGAGATGGTGTGGTTGAGGCTGAACAAACTGTACCGGCGTCTCCTTTCACCATTACGTTCGCTGCGGCAGCGACTGCAAGCTATCAAGTCGGACTGAATTACAACACTGAGATTAAGACGCTTCCGGTTGAGCTACGGTTGCAGAGCGGTTCATTGCGTGGTTTCAAAAAGCGTGTATTCGAGGTAAACGCAGAAATCTTTGAAACGCAATCCATGACGATTGGCGGCAAAGAGATTGCGTTCCGTCAGTTTGACACAGACATGCTTGATGCGGCGGTTCCTGAGTTTACAGGAATTAAAACACTTCATGGTATTTTGGGATATACTTACGAAGGGCAGATCACGATTGGGCAGTCTGTGCCGCTCAAGATGACTGTGCTTGGTATCGACTACAAGATTAGCGCGGGGCAGTAAGATGGCGGCAATAGCACCAGCACTTCCGTTTATTGGCGCGGGCCTTTCTGTTGTTTCTGCTTACGGGCAGATGCAGGCGGGTAAGGCGCAGGCGCGTGGTTTGGCGCAGCAGGCTGCAATGTCGCAAGTTCAGGCCAGAGGCGAGGCGCTGAAGTACCGGCAGCAAGGCGTTAATGCCCTTAAAAACATCGTGCGAACAAACTCTACATTAAACGCTCGTGCCGCCGCTGGTGGGATTGATCCGTTTTCCGGTAGTGCGTTGGGTCTCGCTCAGTTTACGCAATCTGAGGGCGCAAAAGAGTTTTTCGTTACTGAAGACAACCAGATTATTGCCCGCGAGGGCGGGTCCATTCAGGCGCAACTTTACATGGATCAGGCCAAGCAGGCGAGGCGTGGTGCTATGTTTGCCGCCGCCGGTACGCTTTTGAGTGCTGGAACATCGTTCTCTAAAATCGGTGGCCCGCCATCGCCGGGCGCTAATGTTTCGTATGCGACCTCTGGGGCCGGTACATCAACACCCGGCGCAGGTCTTTTGGTGTAGTCATGGCAGACCGTCTCCCCCGTTATCGCCCTCTGGGCGTAAGCCTAGCAGCGGCACCACGCATTGATTACGCCGGTGCAGGTGCAGCAGAGGCGCGTGGCTACCAGCAAATGTCTCAGGCGCTTGACAAAATCAGCGCCTATGCGTTTGAGGAAGCGGGCAAGCGCGCGGCGCGTGAGGGCGCTCAATATGATTTTGAAAACCCAATAACAAAAGAACAGATTGAAGCCGCTATGGAAAGCGGTATGGACATTGACGATGTTGTTGGTGATCCAGATACAATTTATGGGTCAGCCTTGCGCTCTAGTGTCGGCGCGCGTCTACGCACAGAATTGGAATTTGAGGCGCGCAAACACTTTGACGGATTGACGGCTGCGTTTAAGTCGGGGCTTCCGATTGACGTTCAAGAGCAGCAGCTAGAGGCCAAGGCTCTTATCGCTGGGCATCGTGATGTGCTTGGAAAGATTGACCCAGAACAGGCAAACGCATATTCAGCTTCAACTAATGCTTTGTTTTCCGCTGCGTTCAAGACGGGTCTTGAGTCTCAATACAAGCGGATTAAGGCGCAGGAACGTGCGTCTATAGCGGATGATGTTGACGGTGCCGGTAATCGTTTTGGCGCAGTGCTGGCGTCTGCTGCTGGCGAAACTGACGACCAAGGACGCGATCTTACTTTGTCACACGCCTACCAGCTTCGCGATCAGATTACTGCGCGCACGATAAATGTTGGTGACCCGGCCTATACCGAATCTGTGCGAGAGGCGTTGAACAAAGAAATTAGCGACCAGCGGCGCGCTGTTTTGGCGAACCACTTGTTCGAGCGTTTTGACGACGCGGCTGATCGCGAGGAAGCTGTAGCGCGTGGTGACTTCGGGCGCTATACAGCTTTGTTCTCCAGTATTGCGGGCGACGAAATTGAGAAGGACGAACTGTTAAAGTACGTCCGAGATGAGCAAGTCGCGCAAGACAAGCTGGATGATGCTGCTGAAAAAGAAAGAGAAGAGTCCGCAGAACGTCTTTATGCTGACGCCGCTTTAACATTTCAAGACCCTAGTGCTACCCCAAGAGCGCGAGAGATTGCAGAGCGTACTCTTGGCCGCATGGCGCGTATGGGGCAGATAACAATTCCTGAATACAACACTGCTACGAAAATGGATGATGCCGAGGGCGGCGACTCTGCGGTGTATACGGTTGCTGAAAGAATTACCAGCGGGATCACGAACAACATTGCAGAACTTAATGCCGATTTTGAGTCTTTTAATGTTCCGCCCAAAAAAAGAGTTGAACTCCTCAACCGACTTAAAACGCAACGAGGCGCAGTAGCCCGACAAATTCGCCAGCAAGCGAACTCTATGTCTGGGTTGCTTCCAGATGCGACTGGCGGGCCAGCGGCAAACATTGCAGAAGCGCAGGCAAAAGAGGTTGCAATTACTTTGGCCTATGAACAAAAAGTTGACGAGTATGAGAACCTATTAACTACATGGGAGCAGAGCGATAAATCAACGCCGCGCCCGATTGAGCCAACTGTTCGCAGTGTGGCCGCTGGTGTCATTGAAGACGAAATTACAAAAAGTTTTGAAGCTACAAGGGATGAGGCACTCAAGGCTTTGCAGGCAGAATTTGAAAGACTTAATGTTCCGTTTGAAGATTTGAACCTTCAAGAAATTAGAACAGCCAGAGATAGCCTGCCAGAATCTGTGCTTGACAAGTTAACAAGCAACCAAATCAGTGCGCTTGAGGGCTTTATCGGGCCATACAAGCGGGCGCAAAAAGAGTATTTAGAACATATTAGAAGTAAGGGTGCGAGATAGGCATGGACGACTTTGACCGCATGTACGAAACAAATGAGGCGCGCTTTTACGCGCAGCATTATCTTAACCAGTCGCGGAACGCGGTTTCGGACGCGAGTGGCTCTGTTCGTGTCGAAGACGTTATGTCTGGCAGCGCAAGCATGGAAGATTACCAGCCTGTTGAGGAGCAGCCCAAGATCACAGAAGACATGCTTCAGTTTGACGGCGAGTTCGTGCAGGCCGCGAAAGATGTTTACTTTATGTTTGAGGACAAGGAGTTTCTCGGCACGCCAGAAGAAGCGGCTAAGTACGGGATCGACCTGATGGGCGAGTTCAACTACAACTTTGCCGGGCCTGTTGGCTTTTCCGGGCAGCCGGGAATGGTGGCGCAGCTTGCTGAGATTATGGTTGACGCATCGCCAGCACAAGCGAACTCATGGCTGCACTTGATGGGGCGCTATGACCAGTTGCCCATAAGCAAGGCTGGCACATGGCGTTTCATTCGCGGCGTTCTGTCTGACCCCACCACCTATCTTGGCCTTGGCACGGCTGGCGTTGGGATTGCAGCCCGTGCTGGCACTAAAGAAGTGGCAAAACGCACAGGCATTGCGGCAATCAAAAATAGGATTGCCGCCCTGTCACAAAAGGCGGTTGAGAATCCCGCAAAATCTGGGGCTATTGCTGGCGCTGTTATGACCGCGCCTGAAACCGCTGGGGTTCAGGAAGTCAAAGAAATTGCTGGTTATGAACAAACGCCCGAAGAACGCGCTCTGGAACTTGCCACTAATGTTGGCATAGGCGCGGCTACTGGTGCCGGTCTGGCAAAGGGCGTTGACGCGCTTGCTAAGGTGGCACCACAAGCTGTTAGGGCAGTGTCGGATATTATTGAACCTGAACAAACGCTACGCCACGGAACCACCTCTGCAACCCCGGAATCGTCCTTAAAAGTTGACAAACCAATCGGCGGGCCTCGCGCAATGGGGCCGGGTGTATATTTTGATACCACGGGTGGGACTCAATCTGAACTACGGCAAACTGCTGGCGGAACTACATTTGAACTAAAGATTCCGAAGAAAGTTATGCGTGACAAAGTTTTTGAGTATCTCCAAAAAGTTGACGACTTGCCTGATGACGCTAGGTCTAGGCTTCTGCTAGTTGCCGAAAATGCTGGCGAGGAACTAACGCGAGGTGAGTCAGTGGGCAACTTCATTGCCCGGCTTCGTGCAAACCCCAACATTTCTGACCAAGATTTGATTGACCAAGGGTTTTCTGGATTGAAACGAAAAAAACAGCAGGAAGCGGTGATTTGGGACCAATCCCTTATAGACAGCTCCCCTCGGTCTGAGACGAAGGTTGGTGAATAATGGCTGTTCGTGACACAAAAAATCTTGAGCAGCGTTTGTCAGAGATGAGCGGCGCTGAAGAACCCGCGCCGTCTCTTGGCATTGAGCCAACGCAGGAGCAGGAACAAGCAGAGATGCCGTCTGTTCAGGTGGCTCAAGCCAATCTTTCTGGGTCTGCCCGGCGGCAAGCGACTAAACGAGTTTTGAGCGACGTCTTTGGGCAAAGCCCGGCAGAAACATTGTCGCCTTCTGAGTTTGCGCGTCGTCAGAAAGAGGCTCAAAAAGAAAAGGCAGCAGAGGCGCAGGCCCAGAGAGAGGCTGAAGAAAAGGCGGAGGAAGCGGCCACGCTGCCGGACACGCCTGTAACGCCTGCCTCTAAGTCTGTGCAGGAAAGTTTTGCTGAAGACGATCTTGAAGAAATTGTAAACGCTGGCGCTCAGGACGAAATCAATGCGCGCCAAGCGCCTTCCCCCACGCCGTCACAAAAAGAGGCGGGCGTAGAGGCTGCGCCTTTCAAGCCAAACACTACGTTCTATGATGAGGATGGTCTTGCTGCGCTGGTCAAGGAGTTTGGCGACCGCGCAGTTGACCCTAAAAAGCCGCGCACCATTGACGATATTGTTGCAGATGCGAGAGAGGCTGGCGTTAAGGAGCGCATTATCAACCAGCAGTTCCAAGGAAAGGACATGACCACCAAGATCGGTGGTGACGAGATTAGCAAGACCTTTGCCGGTATGGTTGACATGCTGAATACCGGGTGGGCTGAGTTAAGAGAACTGCAAGAAGTTATGCGTGTTGGCAATGCCACTACAGAGCAAGCGGCTCGTTTTGTAGAAGTGGCTGAACGTCAGCGCATCATGATTAGCTACTTCCAAGACGGCGCGACAGACATTGCGCGCACCATGAACGTATTTAAGAAGATGGGGGACCTTACGAACGTAGAGTCAATGAGCGTCCTTGACGACATTGTGTCAACCAATGGCGGCATGAACCATCTTCGCGATTTGGCGAACGAGCTGCACAACGCAGAAAGCAATCGTGAGCGCAGCAAGATGCTGCGACCCGGCATATTGGGTGCTTTTTTTGACGCAGGCATCCAAACCGCTCAATCTATGTATATCAGCAGCCCAGACACATGGCTGTTTAGTGCGGCGTCTATGGTCAACATGCTGGCAGAAACGCTTTCTACGCCAGCGGCTATTGCAATCGGTAAGACGCGCCAATCCCTTTTTGGGCAACGCGCCGACCCAGATCGCTATTATGCAGAAGATGTTGTGCTGCGCGCATCTGGCTATGTTACAGGGCTTCGTGCCGCCGTTGTCCGCGCTGCAAAGTTTGCCGTAGAAGGCGGCGCAACGCGCGACTTTTCTGCAAACAAAATGGACCCCCGACACTTTCATAGAGCGCCTCTTAATGTAGGTGGGTTTTTAAAAATCCCTACAAAAACAGTTTCGGTAAGAGGCCGAGAGGTCCAGTTCTTCCCTACGATGAAAGAGGAAGACGGGCAGATGTTAGAACCAAACGCCATTGGGCGGATAATCCAAGGCGTAGGGTTGCTTCAGGAACTCTTGTCTTTCCGCCCAATGGGCATGGTGGACGAGTTCTCCAAGGGTTTCGCGCATACGGTCGTTTACCAAGAGCAGGCTATGCGCCACGCAGCGAAGGTATATGACGACGCGATTGAGGCGGGCCTGTCTCCCGAGGACGCAATTAAGGCGCAGCAGCAGGCTCTTGTTGAGTTTGCAGATGAAACGCCAATCGAAACTCTTGGAGACATGCTTGATTACGGAAAGCAAGTTTCTTTGCAGGGCGATATTGATCGCTCTACAGCTATTGGCAAGATGCACTACGCGACGCAGCGAGTCGCGCAATCAAAGTTGCTCAAGCCTCTAACAATGTTTGCAAAGTCTGCACACAATGGCGTCATTGAGGGCTTGGCGGTTACACCATTCGCGCAGCTTTCTCCGGCTTTCTACACAAATTGGAAAAAGGGTGGCCGTCATCGCGACATGGCGCTTGCCAAGCAGGCGATGGGAACTGCTGCTTTTGCGGCTGTGTTTTATGATGACTCGTTTACTGGCCCCGGACCAGCCGATTACAAGCGGCGCGAGATCATGGAGAAAAGCGGCTGGCGTCCAAACAGTTTCCGCACAGAATCGGCAGACATCACTGATGAAATCAAATATCAGGTCGCTAAGATTATGGGGCCGGGCGCGATAACGCTAGGAACGGGAGAATTTGAAGGCGAGGCGTTTATTAACCTTGAGCGAATGGAATATATGACTGCGCCGTTCTTGATGGCCGCAGCAGCCCGTGAGGCGTTTACTGAATTTGACTACAGAAGCGAAGAAGGGATGGCCGAAAAGATTGCATTTGTTGGGTCTCACTTAATGGTGAACCAGTTGAGTCAACGCCCAGAGGCAGAGGCTTTTTCGCGCGTTCTTGATGCTTTGGCGTCTCCTCCGAGAGAGGAAGGCGACAGCAAGGTTTCTAGGTTTATCCGCGTTCTCGGTGGTGAGTACGCAAAGACAGCAACCGCAGCCGTGCCGGGCCTTGGGTATCCGCGTTCTAGTTTGTGGGCGCATATCTCGCGCACACGTTATCAAAAATCTCAAGCCGAGAGAGGTCGAGAGGCCGGTGTCCCAAGTAAGCGCATGACGCTTGACCAATTCAACGCCACGGTTGAAGCAGGCGGCGACCCAAGCTCTGAGTTGACGCGCTTCTATTACGAGATGATTAACGATTACAAGCGGCGCGCGGCTCCGCACAGTCTTGCTCAGAATGTTGATTTCTTCGGGGACACGAAGTCGTATTCCGAAACTATGATGTCGCCGTTTGGTTTCCGTATGGGACCGCGCGTCTCTACCCGCGACCCCAATCTTCTCGCCGTTCGCTATGAGGCGTTGGGGGCGGTCGCTCCCAACAACACGACTAATTATCGCGGGATACAAATTCCGGCAGAAGCAACGTATTTTTTGAATTACTACAGGTCAAAAATGCTGAAGATTAACGGCATGTCTATGTCTGAGGCGATCATTAAAGCCACAGATGGGATGGCAAAGAGGCAGGGGCCGGACATTCGATTTAGGGGCGATCTGGTCAAGGAACTCAAGCGCGTTGAAAAGATGTACACCAACCGCGCGCTGAGTGATGTATTTGGCAAAGTCACGCGACGTGATGACTTTAGCCCATACTATCTTCAAAAGCCCGGACATCCAGACTTTACAGCAGTAACACAAAAGATGCTTGAGTCGCTGAACGCATCTCGCGATCCACAGTATGTGCAACCGTAAAATAGTGATAACATGCCACCAACGTGAGGCAAGCTAATGGCAAACTATAGCATTAACGCAGTGACGCGACGTGTCGTCTACACCGGGTCAGCCGGTCTAGGCCCGTATGCGTTTTCGTTTGAAATCCTGACGCAGACGGACGTTGACGTGTACTTCAACACGACGAAGTTGACCCTCACGACCGACTATACCGTCGCGATCAGCGCGAACGGAACGGGCAACGTTACTATCGTGACGGGTACAAATGTGCCAAGCACGCCGGACGCCAACGATCAAATAATTATCGTCGGATCGCGAGACATTGCGCGCACTACGGACTTTGTGACCGCTGGTGACTTCCGCGCATCTGCTATTAACGAGCAACTTGACGCCCTCACCATCTTCGATCAGCAGCTTCTAGAACTTTCGGATCGCGCGATTACCGCTCCGGTAACAGACCCGGCGTCCATCAACATGACGCTTCCGGCGAAGGACTCGCGCAAGGGCAAATATCTCGCGTTCAACACCGCGACCGGCAACCCGGAAGCGGGCGCGTCGTCTGACGATGTAACAACGCTTGCCGCAGTCACGACTGACATTGCCACGCTTGCGGACATTGAGGACGGGACGGACGCGACGGACGCGATACAGACTGTTGCGGGAATCAGCGGGAATGTCACAACCGTCGCAGGCATCTCGTCTAACGTCACGACTGTAGCTGGTATTAGCAGCAACGTAACTTCTGTTGCTGGTAACGCATCAAACATTAACACAGTCGCTGGTAACAACAGCAACGTGACGACAGTCGCCGGAATCTCCAGCGATGTGACGACCGTTGCGGCGGACGGGACAGACATTGGAACTGTGGCTGGTATTAGCGCAAACGTGACGACCGTTGCTGGCATCTCCAGCGATGTAACGACTGTGGCCGGTATTAGCGGCGACGTATCGTCTGTCGCGGCTCAGGTCGTTGGCTACAACTTCTCAACCACAACTGCGATGGCTGACCCCGGTAGTGGCAACGTGCGCTTCAACAACGCCACTGTCGCCAGCGTTACAGCCATTGCGATTGACGATCTGGACGCCAACGGAGTTGACCAGTCCGCATACATCGCGCTGTTTGACGACAGCACGAACACGGTCAAGGGTACGCTGGTGTTCCGCACAGGCGGCGGCGATGTTGCGACGTTCAACATCACGGGCCTGACCGACAACACGGGCTGGTTCCAGATTGCGGTTACGCACGTTGCGTCATCCGGCACGTTCTCGAACGCAGAGGACACGTTCATAGGCTTTACTCGCGCGGGCGACAAGGGTGCTGATGGTGCTGGGTCAGGCGATGTTACTGGACCATCATCTGCAACAGACAACGCGATTGCACGTTTCGACACCACGACCGGCAAGCTGATACAAAATAGTGGTGTAACCATTAGCGATGCAAACGCTGTGGCTGCTGGGTCGCTTACGCTGACGACAGACCTAGCCGTGGCAGACGGTGGTACAGGCGCAAGCACCGCCAGCGCAGCGCGCACCAATCTTGGCGCTGCTGCGTCTGGATCGAACAGCGACATCACCGCGCTGACCGGGCTGACGACAGACCTTAGTGTGGCGCAAGGCGGCACGGGTGCAGGCACGTTTACAGCAAATGGCGTTTTGCACGGCAACGGAACCAGCGCGATTGGGGCGACGGGGACTGGCACGAGCGGTCAGGTGCTGACATCGAATGGCAGTGGTTCTGCACCGACGTTTCAGGCGGCTGCGGCAGGCGGGAAGGTGCTTCAGATCGTAACGGCTGCTACCTCTACGGAAGCAACCTCGACATCTGGCACTTACGCCGACACAAACCTGACCGCAGACATTACCCCGGCGAACACCGCTAACAAGATTCTTGTGCTTGTTTCCCAGAGCATATCTAGCACGGGCGGACGCGCTGGCGGTGCGCTACGAATTGTTCGCGGCAGCACCGAGATTGAGGAATACAACCAGATAAGCAATGCCGAAAACCAGATGGGGCAGCATTTCATTCAACACCTCGACAGTCCCAGCTCGACCTCAAGCAACACCTATCACACAGAATTTAAGAGGATCGACCAAAGTGCAACTGTGACTGCCCAACGCAATGACAGTAGTGGAAATGCGACCTCAACCATCACCCTGATCGAATTGGATTACTCGTAATGGCAACGACAGCAGAAGCACTCGCAAGCCTCGCCCCTAACGCCGAATGGGTCGTGACGGGCGACACAATCAGATGGGACAGCCCCGATATCGCGCAGCCGACCGACGCTGAGATCGACGCAGAGGTGGCGCGCCTCACAGCAGACGAGCCGTGGGCCGCGCTCCGCGCCGAGCGTGATCGGCTTCTTGGCGAGACAGACTGGTGGGCGTTGCCCGATAGCCCTGCCATGAGCGACGCGGAGTCGGCTTATCGACAGGCATTGCGCGACCTACCCGCGAACACGGCAGACCCTGCTAATCCGGTCTGGCCGCCGAAGCCGTAATGCGCCGCGCCGTCCTCGTCATCGCCGCGTGCTTGTTCGCAACGCCGCTTGCTGCGCAGCAGCAGATTGTGTGCGTTCCGGACAGGGCTGCGGCTGACGAGGCATCCAGAAACGCAGGCGAGGAATTGGCTTGGGTGGGAAAAACAATCGGGGACACGATTATGCTCTTTTACCTTGGGCGCGAAACATGGTCTGTATTCTTCCAGCGGCCAGACGGGCAGTGGTGTACCTCCCCGACGATGGTAGGGAAAATTCGCAGAGCGGACCCCGCATAATGGATATCAACAAAGACATAATTGACGCGGCCAGCGTGGCGCTTGTGATCGGAACTCTCGCTGAATGGTTGCCGCCCATCGCTGCCGCGATCAGCATCGCGTGGACGTGCCTTCGCATCTATGGCTGGTGGAAAGACCGCTAACTATGGACGGCGCGATTGACATCCGCCTTATCATTACGCTTGGCGGCATCCTGTTCTCCGTGGCTGGAGCAGCAGCCGTCGGCAAGATGCAGATCAAAGCGATGCAGGATACGCTGCAAGATCTCGAACACCGGCTGCGCAAGATCGACCAACGGATTGACGGACTGGAAAACGGCGAGAGCGTCATCAAGCAGCGCGTTGATGTTATGGCAAAGATGAACGCCCCGGAGGTGCTGCGTCGAGAGCATATGCAGACGGCCAACATGCTTGCCGACATCTCGTATCTAAAGGCAGAGGCAGAGCGTATGCACAAGATTCATAACGGTGTACACCCGCCTGTGGCAAGCGAGAGGAAAGCAACGTGAGCCTGAACATCCAGTCCATCTTGACTGCACTTGCTCCGATCCTGTTCGCGGCTGTCGGCTATCTCATCACGTCCTTAAACGAGTTAGAGAGCAGACTGCAAAAGACGGAGGGTTATCTGATGCTACTCGTGACGCCGCAAGGCGAGATCGTGGCGTCGCCTGCCAACTCGATTGCGAGGCAACAGATGCGCGAAGATTTCATGCACATTATCCACGATCTGCAAGTGCGTATTAAACTGTTGGAGGCTGGCAAATGATTGGCATTATCGGAACGCTGCTTGGTCCTGTTGTGAA